GTTTCGGCAGAGGACTACAATGATCTCTGCAACGGCCAGATCGATGCTGGCGAATGCACTCCTCAACGATCAGATATTCAGTTGAATGGTCTGCCTCGCTGGTATCTCTGAACCAAACCAAACAATGGTTCTCCCCCCGTTGCCGTAAGGCGCGGGGGTTTTTTATTTGGTAAAATATTAAACACCAATCTCCATAGCTCAACTGGATAGAGCAACAGCCTTCTAAGCTGTAGGTTGCTGGTTCAAGTCCAGCTGGGGATGTTTAACCAAAAGGAAAGGAAAAAACTAATGGATGAAGTAACTTTTCTTCAAACCTCTATAGTTATTTTGTTACTAGCAAATGTTGCTGTTATTAGTTACATTTATGTTACATACAAACAAATAAAGCGTTTAAAGAAGTAATATACAGGGCTTCGTGGCGGAACAGGCAGACGCAGCAGACTTAAAATCTGCCGCCTTAAACGGCGTGGGGGTTCAATTCCCCCCGGAGTCATACGCCCCTATAGCTCAGCTGGTAGAGCAGTTGACTTTTAATCAATAGGTCGTAGGTTCGATCCCTACTGGGGGCATTTATTGATATTTATGGAGGTCTTTATGGATACAGAATCTAAAGTAGTTAATCGTAAGCGTTGCCCAGCATGTGCAGCAAAAGGTAGAGATACATCTGGTAACAACCTAGTAGTATATGATGATGGCCATAGCTATTGCTATGCCTGTAAGTTTTATGTTAAAGGAACAAAGACAAGTATGACAACAGAAGTTATTGAGGCACCGGTTTATACTAATGAAACATTTCGATCAGGTGAGGCTATGCCCCTACCACATCGGCGTATTTCAGAGAAGACTACAAAGCAGTATGGCTATCTGACTGGTATCAATGGCAGCGAGATCGAAACATTCTACAATGCACAAGGCCAAGTACAAGCTCAGCACATTCGTTATGATGGCAAGAAGTTTGCTTGGCTTGGTGACACTAGCAACCTAACATTCTATGGTCAGCATCTATTCTCTACTGGCGGTAAGCGTATTACCATCACAGAAGGTGCAATTGATTGCTTGACTATGGCTCAGGTATTTGACAACAAGTATCCTGTAGTCTCAGTACCTAATGGTGTTAACTCTGCGGTCAAGGCCGTTAAGGATAACTATGAGTTTATTGTTTCGTTTGAAACAATTGTACTCTGCTTTGATATGGATGAACCTGGCCAGAAGGCTGCGCGTGAGGTTGCAGAGATTCTTCCACCCGGCAAGGTAAAGATCATGGCTCTGCCTCGCAAGGATCCAAATGAGATGCTGGTTAATGCTGAGACTGCTCAGTTGCTACAGGCATACTGGAATGCACAATCGTATTCACCAGACTCAATCCTTCATGTTAGTCAGGTAGTATCTGAATCAACCAAGCATAACAATGATGTCTACGAGTATCCTTGGGATTCTCTAACTACATTTATGATTGGTCAAGACTCTGGTAGACTAAACCTATGGACCTCAGCAACTGGTCATGGTAAGTCAACAATCATTCGTGAGCTTATCATGGATCATCTAAACCACAACAGAAATGTTGGTGCTGTGTTCCTTGAAGAATCTCCAGAGCAAACTGTAGATGACCTAATCTCATCTAAGATTGGTAAGCCTGTACGCAAGATCATGTCTCAGCGTCAGCTTAATGAACTAAGAAAGAAGAACAACAAAGCTACCGTTGATATGGTAGAGGACAACCTAACAGATGAAGAATACAAAATCGCTAAGGCTGAGATCGCTGGGAAATCTCTTTATCTCTATGACCACATTGGTAATTCTAATATTACTAACATTATTAATCGTCTTGAGTACATGGCTGTTGGTCTTGATTGTCGTATTATCATCCTTGATCATATTACCCTTCTGGGCAATATGCTCCTATCTGCTGGGACTGATTACGGAAACGACGAAAGACTTGTTCTAGATTCAGTAATGAAAAAGCTACGAGAGCTGGTTGAGCGTACTGGTGTTACTATCCATGTCATTGCTCATATCAAGAAGACAGACAAAAATGTAGACGAGGGTGATCGTATCAATCTCAATGACCTTCGTGGCTCTGGTTCTCTTGCACAGATCTCTGACAATGTGTTTGCACTAGAGCGTAATGCTCAGCATCCTGATCCTCTTATCTCTAACACAACTAACATTCGTGTACTAAAGAACCGTAAGGGTGGCCGTCGTGGTATCTCTACCGCTTTGTATTACAACGACCAAACAGCCAAGCTTATGGATGTACCGTTCGTTGTAACACCGGAAGGAGAAGTAATTTATCGCCATGAAAATATTAGCATTTGACATCGAAGCAGATGGACTCAATGAAGTAATTGCTGGTAAAAAGAAGACTTATATCAAGGAAGGCAGCAAGATCTGGTGCTTATCTATTGTTGATATTCTATCAGGAGATTCATTCCTGTTTGAACAAGACAACCTTGAAGTTGGTATTGAACTACTAAGACAAGCAGATACAATTGTTGGTCATAACATCTATGGGTTTGATATCCCACTGATTGAAAGATTGTATGGTCCACTAAACAAGGAACCATTTACTGGTGTAATTGATACTCTTATTCTAGCCAGAATGATGTATCCAGAAACACCGCCAACAGCTGACCAAAGTAACTCACTTAGATCCTGGGGTGAATACCTAAAGGAATGTAAGTCTGACTACCAAGGTGGTTGGGATGCATACTCTAAGGAGATGGGTGACTATTGCTTGCAGGATTCTGTTGTAACTGCTAAGCTTTACAACCACTTGACTAGCTCTAAGTATTGGGAAACATACTCAAGAGCAATCAAGATGGAGCATGTTGTTGCTGACATGATCTCTGGTCAGGTAGAGAATGGTTTTAGTTTTGATCTAGACAGGGCAGAGAATCTTGAGATGGAACTGTTGATTGAAAAGTCACAGATTGAAGATGAAATGCGACGCATCTTCCCGGACAAGATTATCAAGCGAGTCTCTGAGAAAACTGGTAAACAACTCAAGGATAAAATTGAGGTGTTTAATCCTGGTTCTCGTCAGCAAATTGCTGAAAGACTACAGGAAAAGTATGGTTGGGAACCACCAGAAACAGACAAGGGAAACCCAAAGGTTGACCATGATGTTCTATCTCAACTAGAATATCCAGAAGCAAAGACTCTGTGCAAGTATTTCGACCTTATCAAGTTGATGGGTCAAGTATCTGATTGGGTTAGCCGAGCCAAGACAAGTCGAGACAATCGTATCCACGGCTATGTAAATATCCTGGGTACTGTTACTGGCAGAATGTCTGCTAAGGAACCTAACATGCAACAGGTTCACTCAGATCCCCGTGCCCGTGCTCTATTCAAGCCACGGGATGGGTGGGTACTGGTAGGCTCTGACCTCAAGGGTCTTGAGCTACGAATGCTGGCACATTACCTACATCCATACGACGGGGGAACCTATGCCAAGGAAGTATGCGAAGGTGATGTCCATACACACAACCAAAAGGCTATGGAACTAGAGTCTAGATCCACAGCCAAGACTGCAATCTATTGTTTCTTGTATGGTGGTGGCGATGAGAAGTTTGGCAAGACTATTGGTTGCTCTACCTACAAGGCAAAGCAAGTAAAGAATAAGTTGTTGTCAAACATTCCCGGACTCAAGAAGCTTATTGATCAGTGTCGTTTCTCTACCCTCAGTGATGGTGTTGTCAAGCCATTTGGATGGCGACCTATCCCTGTTCGTAAGGAACATGCTGCTCTCAATACCTTGCTCCAGTCATCGGGTGCTCACATTGCCAAGGCTTGGGCTTGTGTTGCTAATCATAGATTGCAACTAGAAGTAGGACCATCCAAGTTTGCTTGGGTAGCCTCAGTCCATGACGAGCTTCAGCTAGAGTGTGATCCAGAGTATGCTCACAAGATTGGTAATATAATCTGTGAATCAGCAACCACTGCTGGTGATCTAATGAAGTGTAATTGTCTAATCGAAGCTGAATACAAGATCGGTAACAACTGGTCGGAGACACACTAATGAAAACTGTATATCTAGAGGTTAAAGTTTCTGATAACGCTGATGAACAAGAGCTTTACAATACTTTACATTCAAGTCTAGTAAAGCACCAATGGAGTGTTGTGGATGTTGTAATCCCAACTATTATTAAAAATGAAATCGACAAACTAAGTGAAGAAAACAAAGTACTTAGATTCCGAGTAGCAGAACTACTAAAGAGTCAAGGTAAAGTTTGGTTTCTAGAATAGGAATAAAATGCCAAGAGATTACAAAGACGAGTACAAGAAATTTCAATCATCTACTAAGTCAAAGAAAGACCGAGCACACCGAAATAAAGCACGACGAGCAGGACTCCGTAAGGGAACTGTTCGCAGGGGTGATGGTAAAGACATTGATCATAGAGATGGTAACCCAAGAAACAACTCATCTAAGAATCTAAGAGTTGTTTCCAAGTCTTACAATAGAGCAAAGAGATGAATGACTCTGTTACTTTTATGAGACAAGTAAACGAGTTTATAGCTAGCAACCCAGAACATCCAATTGTTATTGATTACCAAAAAGGTAATATTGGTTTAGGTTATATTATTCGTAACTGGAAGGAAATACATAATGAGAATTATTCAGATCAGCGGCAAGGGCCGGGTTGGAAAGACATCGGTAGCTAAGATTATAGAAGCCTTAGCTTACCATAGGGGTTATATTCCAGTTATTGTACCATTTGCTGACTCACTAAAGAAAGCAGCGGCAGATCTTGGATACTCAAAGGAAACAAAACCAGACGAGTATCGTAAGTTTTGCCAAGAACTTGGTGCTTCAAAGCGTAAAGAAAATCCAGAATACTGGATTGAAAAAACCTTTGAAACCATTCAAGAGTATATGCTTAAAGAAGTAGATAACAAGTCCGAAAATAAAAAGTACTGGGAATATGTCATTATTCAAGACGATGTTAGGTACATGAATGAGATAGCACTTGGCAGAGAACTAGCAGCCACACAGATATTTATTGATTCTGGTGGTCGTACACTTAGTGAAGAAAACGCTGAGTGGCGTAAACACGAAAGTGAAAAGCTAGCTAATGATGTAGAAGATAGTTTTGGTCTTCCCAACAGTGAGTATGAAGAATTATTTGACCTTATTATTGTCAATAATGAAACACTTATGGAACTAAAGGAAGACATAAACGAAGCTATTGATGAGATTCTTGATACTGGTAAACTAGAAATCGAAGAACTACCTTGGACAAAAGAAAACGAAAATGAATAAACCAACAGAGGCTATTTTAGATGGAGATATTATCGCTTATCGTGCGGCGTTTTGGGCCGACCAAGAAGGTATTGATGCACTGCCGGAAAGGATCAATAAAGACATTAGCGATTGGACTCCCAAGGGTGTGGACAAAGTTTATATTGCTATGTCATGCCCAAGAAACAAGAACTACCGTAGGGTCTTCTGGAAGCCCTACAAGGAACACAGAGATGACTTTAAGGCACCCGACTCAATAAGTTATGCTCTAGAGTGTATTTATGATACCGGTATTACATCACGGTGTGTAGATAGACTAGAAGCAGATGACTTGATTGGTATGCTGGTTTCTTCTGGTCAAGCTATTGGGGTAACAGTAGACAAGGATCTACGACAGATTCCTGGTTGGCACTGGAATCCTGATAAGGAAGAAGAACCTGTTTGTGTTGAACAAGATGCCGCAGATAGATACTTTTACCAGCAATGGCTAACTGGAGATTCTACAGATAACATCTGGGGTCTATGGAAGGTTGGGGCTGTAAAAGCTAATAAGATTTTGGACAAGTATCCCAGAGAAGAATGGGATAAGGTTATCATGGATATGTACCTAACAGAAGACTGGGCAAAAAGACCAGAGGGTAAGGTGCCTGATATGGCACCTAGTGACTTTGCTCTTTCTCAGGCTAGGTGTGTTAGAATCCTAAGAAATGGTGATTTTAACAAGGAAACCAGGGAAATCACCCTTTGGTGTCCAAATAACCTTGGAGATAGAAACATTTTGGATTTAAACAAGGAGTAATATGAGTAAGATTTTTGAAGAATTAGTAGCAATTGATAAGTATTGTCGTTGGGTAGATGACCTAAACCGTAGAGAAACCTGGGATGAGGCTGTAGATAGATACTTTAATTACCTAGATAGCCGACTAAATCTAAACACTAAGCTACCTAAACTGCAATATGAAGAGTTTAATAAGGCCAGAGAAGCAATGAAGAATCGTGAAATATTCGGTTCTATGCGCGCTCTTATGACGGCTGGCCCAGCTCTTGATAAGGATGATGTTGCAGCCTATAACTGCTGCTATGTTGCTGTTAATTCAGTAGAATCATTCTCAAATATCCTGTACGCCCTAGCCTGTGGCACTGGAGTTGGCTTTTCAGTTGAGTCTGAAGAGATTAATAACCTACCCCAGATCCCAGAAACAATTACAAAGTTATCAGACTCTATTGTAGTCGAGGACTCAAGAGAGGGTTGGGCTAATGCCTATAAGTGTTTTATTATAGAACTGTTCAATGGTAAGCATTTTACAGTTGACGTAAGTAAAATAAGAGCAGCCGGTACAAGACTTAAAACTTTTGGTGGGAGAGCCAGTGGTCCAGAACCATTTGTACGTCTTATTAAGTTTACATCTAACATCTTCTATGGTGCCAAGGGTCGTAAACTAAAGCCAATTGAAGTTCACGATCTTGTATGTCAGATTGCAGATAGCATTATCAGTGGTGGCGTAAGACGCTCAGCCCTGATCAGCCTATCAGATCTAAATGATTACGATATGGCCCATGCCAAAAGTGGTCCCTGGTGGGAAACTAATGGTCATAGATCATTAGCTAATAACTCTGCTGTATTTAATGGCAAGCCCAGTCTCGGTACATTTATGAATGAATGGGCTTCTCTTTACAATTCACGGTCAGGTGAGCGTGGTATTTGTAATAGAGAAGTAATGCAAAAGATTGCAGAAAAGGCTGGTAGAAATCCTAATTACAAGTTTGGTACTAATCCCTGTAGTGAGATTATCCTCAGACCAGATCAGTTCTGCAACCTAAGTACTATTGTAGTTAAACCACAAGACCAAGGCCCACAGCTAATTGAGAAGATCAGACTAGCTACAATCCTAGGTACCCTCCAGAGTGCTCTTACTAACTTTACTTACTTTGAAAAGAATGGTCAAACATCTTTCAAGGAAAACTGTGAAGAAGAAAGATTGCTTGGTGTATCTATGACTGGTATCTTTGATAACAACCTTACAAATGGTGGTCATGGTATTGAAGAACTACAAAAGATTCTTGAAGCACTTAAGTTTGTTGCTCACAAAACAAATGAACAGTTTGCTGAATATCTTGGTATTAATCCATCAAAGTCAATTACCTGTGTAAAGCCAGAGGGAACAACATCCTGTGTTGCTGGTTCAGCTAGCGGTCTTCATCCAAGATTTGATAAGTTCTATATCCGTAGAATCAGAATGGAAAAGAACTCACCAATGTCCAAGTTTATGGCTAATGCTGGTATTCCACATGAGCCTTGTGTTATGAAGCCAGAAAATACAACAGTATTCTCATTCCCAATTAAGGCAAACTTTGGTGTTACTCGACATGAGATTAATGCACTAGGTCACCTACAATTATGGTTGGCTTATCAACTATTCTACTGCGATCACAAGCCAAGCGTTACTGTAAACTATACAGATAATGACTTCCTATATGTAGGTGGTTGGTTATGGCAACACTGGCACATGGTATCTGGTGTATCATTTCTACCAACTGTAGAACACATCTACCAGCAAGCACCCTTTGAGTCTATTACTG